CTGTTGTAACCTTTAACTTTGCCAAAGCCACGTTTGCCGAGTAAGGAGTGATATCGTATGGCGGTAATTGACGATATTAAATCCATGCTTGGACTGACCGAGGACTCCACTCAGTTGAGTACGATCATTGCACTTACAGAGAGCCGTTTAAAGGCTCTCTTGGGCGTTGATGTTGTGCCACAAGAGTTAGAGTATATCGAGGTCGAGATTGCCGTCAGACGGTACAACCGTATCGGCTCAGAGGGCGCTACCTCACACTCCGTAGAGGGAGAGTCATGGTCTTTTAAGGACAATGATTTTGCTGATTTCGCTGACGACATCCAGGCATGGCGAGATAAACAGGCTAATGAGTCAAAGGGTAGGATACGATTTTTATGAGATATGACAAGCCTATCTTTTTTAGAGCCGTAATACCGGGCGACTATGATGAGTCAACTGGGAATTACGGAGATGACTCCATAACCGAAACAATGGTCATGGCCTCTGTTATGGATACACAGACCGAAACCATGAAGCTTGTTTATGGCGATATCCGACAAGGCTCCCTGACCTTGACGATTCAAAACCACTATGACCAGATCTTTGACAATATCCGTGTTGGCGACAAGGTCTATCGTGTGGATCGTACAAGACGATTACGAGTCAAACAGTCGTTTATCGTGTCGGAGGTGCAATGATGGCAATCAGTGTAAAGGTTAAAGGACTTAAAAGCCTTGAAAGACGACTCAAGAAAAATGCCTCTCTCAGTGATGTAAAGTCTGTGGTGAGTAAGCACGGATCACAAATGCAGCAAAAAATGGTCCAAAATGCTGATTTCCACGGGCACTACGAATGGAGAAAAGGGAAAGGAAAAACCTTTGTCAAACCGACCGGTGAAACTCGTAGAAGTATCCACGGTGAGAAGATACAGGGCGGCTTTGGATACGAGGCAGGGCCTACGACGCATTACTCTCCGTACTTGGAATTTGGTACGCGATTTATGGAGTCGCAGCCATTTGTAAAACCGGCTTTTGAGGCGCAGAAAAAGGATTTTAAGAGAGATCTTAAAAGGCTCACAAAGTGAGGTGGTACTAGATGGACCCACAACAGGAGTTATTTACGACCTTATTGGTCGAGCTAAAAAAACTAGGGTATGACGTTTATGACGGTATGCTACCGCCGAAAGATACGCCATACCCTTTTGTATATTTGGCAGACAGCCAAATGACCGATGACTTAGGTATCAAAAATGCGGTATTGGCCGACGTCACACAAACGATCCACGTCTGGCATAACAATGTCCGACAGAGGGGTACGGTGTCCAAGATGCTACTCGATATCAAAAGAGTGGCGTTTAAAATCACAGGCACCAAATCCTACAGTTGGATGTTGACTACTTCCAGTCAACGGATCTTAAACGATGACACGACTGATACCCCATTACTGCATGGAGTCATCGATTTTACGTACAAAATGACAGGACAAAAGGAGGTCTAAAACATGTACAAAAAATTAGATTTGCACGCCCTGAAATTACGTCCTTTCCAGTTGCAGCAGTTTGCAGAGGCCGTACAGGGTAAGCAGTTAGTATATTTGTTTAGAGTGCTGAGCAAAGCCTCATCCAATGCAGCTACTTTGCTGATGTTCGCGACAGAAAACGAGCGCACCAAATCCAAGGATGCCGATTCGACAGCTACGAAATCCGGATCTATCCGTACGCCGGGAGTCGCCGAAGAGGAAATCACATCCACGTCTATTCTATCTAAAGGGGATACGATCCTGGCCGAACTGGAAAAAGCAATGGATGATGATGAGCTGGTAGAGTGCTGGGAAGTCAATCGAGCTGAACCCGGTACCTCTGATAATGAAGGTAAGTATAAAGCAAAATACTACCAGGGTTATATCACAGAGATCACTTACTCTTCCAGTGCCGAAGATATGGTCGAAGTCTCTTTGACTTATGGCGCCAACGGCAAGGGAGCCGACGGATACGCTACCCTGTCGGCAGAACAGGAAGAAGCTGCTGACGTTGTATTTAAAGATACGACACAGGCAGGAGCTTAATAGAAAGAATCAAACGGGAGCCCTTAACGGGGCTCCCAAAATTTTTGTATGTAAGGAGAAACGAACATGAAAGCAATTGAATTAACCATCAATGGTGAGGTCTATAAACTGGTTGCCGGATTTGGCTTTTTACGAGAGATCAACAGCAAAGCCAAAGTCCAAATTGACGATATCAAACAGGAAAAGAAAGTCGGTATGACCATCTATTTTGCCAACTTGATCGACGGCGATGTAGAGGCTTTGGCTGATGTTATCGACATGCTTAACAAGGGACAGACACCTCGTTTGAAAAGAGCAGATATTGAGGACTACATCGTTGATGATGATACTGACATTGATGAGCTATTCAAAACGGTTATCGATTTTTTATCCAAAGCCAATGTGTCCAAAAAAGCGATGGCGAATCTGATGGGCACGATGGGCACGGACAAAACAGAACAGTAGATTTTGATGAAATGTATAAGATGATCGCCTTGAACTGCTTTAGATACCTCGGCTTTAGAAGCCTCGACGAGGTGGATCAGCTGACCATACCGGAATACAACCTGCTGATGCAGGCAGTTGAGTTAAAAGCCGTGGATGACGCGTATCTGATCCACTTACAGGCCTTTAAGAATTTCGAGGTGCAGGCGACAAAGAAAAGCGGTAAGAGAAGACGTCCTGTCTATGACCGGTTTAGCAAATTTTTTGACTACGACCGGGCAGTCCGGGAAGTCTTGCATCCAACCGCAAAAATTGAAAATGAAACGAACAAGGGTCTCTCTAGGTTGAGGGACTTTTTAATACGTAAAAAGAAAGAAGGTGAAGGCAATGGCTGAGAAATTTAGCATTAGCGCTATATTGAGCGCTACCGATAAAAATATGTCATCCACCTTTAAACGTGCAATGGGTGTGGCCGAAACCTTTGGTGACAGGGTCAAGTCGATCGTAGCCGGTGTCGGGGTAACCAAAGCACTAGGCGCGGCCATGAACACATTGACCACATCCCTAGATGGAGCCATTACCCGATTTGACACCTTGCACACCTATCCTAAAGTCATGAAAAGCTTAGGCTTTAGTACCGAGGATGCACAGGCGGCCGTATCCAAGCTAAATGCGGCGGTACAAGGCTTGCCTACGTCATTGTCTGACATTGTTAAAAATGCGCAGGTCATGACCAGTGTTACGGGCGACATGAATATGGCCACAGATACGGCCATCGCCTTGAACGATGCCTTGTTATCCTCAAGTGCATCCACTGAGGACGCGGCTCGTGCGACTCAACAGTACTCGCAAATGCTTGCCACCGGTAAGCCGGACTTAGAGTCGTGGCGTACTTTGCAGGAGACCATGTCACCGGCTTTGACTAAGGTCGCTAAAAAGCTAGGTATCGCAAGCGGAAATACCTTACAGCTGTATGACGCGATGAAAGACGGCAAGATCAGCTTTGACGACTTTAACAAAGCCCTGATCGAGTGCGATACCGAAACAGGCGGATTTGCTGAGACCGCCAAAGACGCCAGTAAGACGATACGGACAGGCTTTACTAACATCAAGTCGGCGGTCGAAAACTTTGAGATGGCTGTCATTGGGGCAGTGGACAACATCATTAACTCCAAAGGTTTTGGGGGTATCGTGGATGTCCTCGATAATATCAAGTCTGCTATCTACGATGTTCGTGGCGCGTTTATGGAGTCATCTAACGGTATCGACTACGTATTCAAACCTGAGGTATTAAAATCCATAGAAAAGTCCTTTAAAGTCTTAGGGAAACTTGTTAATGACGTTTTTAAAGGATTTAAGTATTCCGGTGCTATTAAAAGTACTCAGGATGCCTTAGCAAAATGCACGCCCATATTTGAACGTTTTGTTCGAGTAGCCACACAATCAAAAGTACTGCAAACTGTAGCTTATGCATTTGGTAGTCTACACAGTGTAATTATGCAAGTAGGTAGCGACGTTGCTTGGATCGTCAATAGATTCCTTAACGTAAAAACAATTGATGATATTTGTATCAACTTTATGCATACCATAGCAAACGTAAAAAAAGCTGTACTAGACGCTTGGGATGCCTTTAAGGAGACGGGCGTTATTGAAACGGCTATCGATGCCCTCTTAAAAGTGGAAGACGCTATACACCATGTCGTGGACGCGGCAGCAAGCTCAGGGGCATTAGAAGATCTTGCTACGTTTATCGGTAACGTAGGCAAAAAAGCAGCAGAGGTGGTTGGTAAGATTGCAGATTTTATAAGCAGCCTTGATCCTGAGGTGATCAAGACCTTTACCAGAGTCATCGAAAAACTGTTTGAGGCTTACGTAGGTTACAAGCTGATCAAACCTGCGATTGACAAGGTCAAGAGCTTTGGTAATTCGGCTAAAGGTGCCATTGATGGTGTTAAGGGGCTCTGCAGTAATGTCAAAAAGCTCTGGAACTCTATCAAAGAGGGAAATGGCTTAAAAGACACGCTTAAAAAGATTTTTGGCAAACAAGAAACGCCTGAACTACCGGAACAAACAGGTGGAGGCAATGGCGGCGCGAGCGCCATTAAAGCCAAATGGGAAGGTATCGCCAACACCGTTGAAAAGGCTGGATCAAGTATCCGGGAGGCCATGAACGGTATAGCGGATATCGTCAAATCAGTCGGTACGAGTATTGCCGATGCTGCTAAAGGTATCGGTGAGGGTATCAAGTCAGCCCTTGAGGGTGTTGGTACCGTAATCGAGTCCATTGGTACAGCTATCAAATCTGTACTAGAGGGCTTATCACCTGTCATCGAATCCTTAGGTACTGCCTTAGCTACTCTTGCCAAAGGTATTGGCGAGGGTATTGCAATTGCCCTAAGAGGTCTAGGTAGTGCATTGGCCATGATTCCTCCAACGACCTGGCTGGCTATTGGCGCAGCTGCCTTAATGTTTGGTGCTGCACTTGCCTTAGTTGGATCTCAGGGCGAGGGACTGCAGATGGTACTTAATGGCGTAGCTAACGTGATCAGTTCGGTAGCGCCGATCGTACAGCTTGTAGCAAACGGTCTCGTGAGCGCCTTGAG